AGCAATTACTGGAACTAACTTGTCAGCAATAGACTTAGCAATATCTGCATCTAGCATTACTAGTGGCGCCTCTTCTAATCCTGTTTGCTCTATGAATGTTTTCATTATGCTATCCAATAACACCTTTATCAACCATACCTAAGGCATCAAAAATATCCTTAACCTGATCTCTAAGATCTGTATCCAACGCTCTTATAGCACCTTGGAATAATTTATTATTACCAGATCTATATAGCTTTTCGATACGTCTTACATCTTTCTGGTCTCGGCCTTTCATTTTATTACCGAGATCATTTAAACCTTGAACTGCCTTAGCAACCTTAGGATCAGCAGCTTCAGTAAGAGCATCAATAAGTTTTTGAACAGTAATCTTTTTCTTAGGATCCAAAGCTCCACGAACTACAGTTTTGTCAAGATCAACTAAGTCAGCGCCATCAAAATAAACCTTTGGCTTTCTGCTTGCTTTCTTAAGAAATGTAGACAATTTCATCTGTGGAATATCAGCAGCCATAGCTTTAGGATCTACCTTAGCAGCTTCTTCAAGACCTTCCTTAGTAATCTTAAAGGAATCTGCTGAAGCAGCTCTAAGAGCAGGATCTTTCCATAACTTCATAGCTTTATTAATTGCTTCAAATCCAGAGCGAGCTTTAACTGTCTGCTTATCACCTTTCTTAAGCTTATTGACTGGCTTTTGAACAGTGACTGTCCAAGTACTCATTACTGCTTCTAATCTTAATTCTTTAAATGTTTTCATTTTTATTCATCTCCCGATGCGTCTTTAAAGTCTTGATCCGTTGGAGCGCCTTTCGAGCCTTTTTTACGCATTTTTTCTCCAGATCCATTTTTGATTCTTTTTCGTTTCTTATGGATGTTAGTCCATAAGCCACCCTCTTCCATATCCTTGAATGATTTAAACTCTGGTACTTTTTGCCCAGGTGTTGCATCAGCATATTTCTTTGTTACTTTAGGTTCACCAACTCCACCACAGTTTTCTAGTAATTCTACCTGATCTAACCATACTCTTTTCTTCCAATTGCCAAATTCAACAACTAAGAAATTAGTACCGCATCGTTGGATAATACCAACTTGACCTGATTCTTTAAGAACTACTTCATCGCCAGCTTTAAATAGGTTACCTTCAACAAACTTTTCTCTATCTTCGGATACAGTTTCTAATTCAACATGTTTTCTATGTATATGAGCTTCTTTTAAACCCATACCTTTACGAATAGCATTGAATAGATCTTTAGCACCCTTATAACCCTTTGGCATACCTTTTGAAAACGTATCTAGATCGTTATCTGATGCTGCTGTTCTCATCTTCGAAGCAGACATACCTGATACATCATCTGCATCAGCATCTCTTTCACCAGCTGATACAACGCTGATACCATTTTCGAATTGATAAAAGCCATGACGATTCTTTTCGCCATTATATTTATTAAGTAGTGTTTCGAATTCTGTAACTCTATCGGAACCAGCAATCATAGTAACAGATGTAAACCCTTGGTCATATAACTTAACTACAATATCAAGTGCAGTTCTAACATCAGCATCTGCCATAATATTGCGAGCATGCTTAGGGAACATCTTACGAAGGAATTTGATTTTATCTTTGAATTGGAGAGGATTTTTCTTAGGGTCATTTGATTTTGAAGCATACACTCGATATGTATTACTTCCAGCTGCTGACTTTAGCTTATCAAATAATTTTTCATGGCCGTTAGTTGGTGGATTGAATCGACCAAATACGAAGAAAGCTTCTGTTTTTGCTTCAGTTATATACTCATTAAAACCTTTAATCACTTTTTAGGACCTTTTTTCAACTTAGCCCTATCAGCTTTCTTAATAGCAGGTAATAATTTTTTAGCAATTCTGGCAATAGCTACTTTTCTCTTATCGACTTTCTTTTCTAAACCTTGACGGCCAGAGAAGGAAAGATCAGCTTTATCTTTATTCTTAAGTAGTCTTTTGATAATGAGATTACGAGCGGCTTTATTAGCCTTACCCTTTAGTTTCTCAGGACTCGCTAATTTTCTTGCGGCTTTCTTTCTGCCCATAGCGATCTTTGATTTGTTCTTTCTGAATGTAGCCTTAGCTTTCATTCTTTGTTGCATTGTCATTGCTTCTGTAGTTTCTTCAGATTCATTGACTTCTGCTTCGTGTTCTTTGAACGATTTCATACTTATCCTCGGTATCCCATTATCAGTTGGGGTTGTCCCAACCTTTTATAATATCTTTGCTGAAGTTATTAGTAGAAAATTCTAATCTATCAACAAGTTTAACTGCTCCACCTTCCATACGATCTATAGCAACAAAACCCTCAGGGTTGGTTACTTTAAATCCGGACTTTGTCTTAACAAATGTACTAATCTTACTTAGTCCATTTAGTTTATTTATAATAATTAATTTACTGTCTACAACATAATTTTGCAAATCAAATACATTTTGCAAGTTTGTTATATTTGATGTAGAGAAGAAGGTTAACAAAGCATCCCTTTTTGCAACTTGTGTGTCCTTGCCTTTTTGAGAAGAACGTTTATCTATTTCCTTTTGGTATCTATCCGATACAAACTTAACTAATCCCTGAGCATGCTGTTTAGTGTTTGTTATCCTTTGACCATCTCTGACCTTAGTGTTATTATATACATTAATCACTAAGTTTAACTCTTTATTTGATTCTAATTCTTTTAAAGTTGAACCTGATATCTTTCTAAACAACTTACCAGCATCTGAAAGCTTTTTGTTTAGTAACTCTGTATCTGCTTTAGTTAAAGTTGCGGTGCCAGACAAATCGTCCAACGTTGCATCTTGCATCCATACATCTTTTGAAGGCTTTAACTTTGTAGCTATTACTTGCCCAAATGATGCTGACATTGATTCAAAGCTAGATCCATTATAAACAGTATGCCATACAATACCTATTTTAGCCCTTGATATTACCTTGGCTAGATCACTTCCTGTCGGTACAGCGTAAGCAATAGTATTAGGATGGAATACAATATGCTTTACTCCACCAATATTCTCAGTCTTAAGATCAGACTTATCAAACATAAAATCACCTTGTATAACTCCTGTTATACCTAATGGCTTAAGATATGTATATGCCATTTTTAGCTTCTTAGCTAGATCACCATCAGTATCAGCTTCAATATCTTCATGAGACTTATAAACCTTGGGGTTCTTATTGAATACACCTTTCTTAGCAATAAAGAATTCACCGTCAGATGGATCTTGACCAGCAAACACGGCAGGGGCACCGTCCCATTTTACAGTAACGTCAACTGCAGATTTTGCGTTACCAGATAGCATATCTCTTAGCGACCTTAGCGCGAGAATAGCTTGGCGTGCCCCTTTAACTCCACCATCAAGAATTAAATCTTCAATATGGATCATATGAGTATTCTTACCAGCTGCTTCAGATAATTGTGACTTAAATGATTTCATTTATATTTCCTTACTCGTTCCAACAATTTTAGCTTTAGGGAAGATTCCTACCCTTGCGTTTGGCACTGTGACTCCACCTGCTCGTGCTGCCCCTCTTCTAGCTTGGTATCTTATAAAGTAATAAGCTTCAAATTCTCCCTTTGGCATATCACCATTGTTACCTTTATGAGTTGAAGTAATTTTGTATGGACCATCTCCAGAACCTACAAGAGACATGTTGCCAAGATGGAATTCATCTACATTAGATATACTCGGCTTTCCACCGTATTCTGGACCGAATACTGCTTCTTTAACTAATTGCTTATCTTTGATTTTTCTAAAGAATGACTGACCTGATGATAAACCCTTTGGCTCTTCAGCCAATACAGCTTTCATAAACTTTTGAACGTCTTTATTTGCAGCGTATTGCTTATATGATAGACCACCATACTGTTGATAATCTTTAGCAGTTCGTCCTGCCTTGTGAGAAATATATGCTTGTGGATCTCCTTGAGCATCAACTAAAGTCATATCAGACTTAGGTTCTTTACCTTGATATTTGCCTTCGGTTTTTACCATCAATGAAACATCTACTTTTCTACCATTAATACTTAAAGATATTTGACCTAGTTTTTCCTTAACTAATATAGCATTAAGCTTTTCGTTAAAGTCTTTCATTGCAGCATCTTCTTTACTAGTACCAGATCCTTGACCTTTACCACCAAACGATGGAGTCTTAAGGAAAGACTTAGGGATTGATAATTCACCCTCACTAGTTTTTACTGTTATTGATGTGCGAGTAAGAGGAAACTTTCCATCATCAGCAGTCATGAATTCTTTAACTTTATCTAACTCGGATAAATCCACTATAACATTAGTGAATTCAGTTGTTTGAAAGGGTGAACCATCAGCCACCTTTTTGACAAAGGCAGCAGGTCTGTTTTCGTCTTTACGAAGATCACCAATCGATAATGGATTAAATGGTCTGGTTCCTTCTAGTAAATAGTGTTTAAACGATAGCATGTATATTCCTCTTAATATAAAATCTACAGTACTATTTATACTAGTTTTACTTTTACTTTTCGAGAGGTGGCCTATAATCTCGGTTAGGATGAACATTATCTTCATCATCTACAGTAACAACTCCGATAGCTTCTAACATATCAATCATCATTGCTCCGCCATGTCTTACTCCAGTTCTATACGATGTCCAACCACAACCTGTCACACAAGCAATTACACTAATCCACATCCATACATCAATCATGATTAGTCCCTCTACCTCGGTTATGTTCGTATGGAGTAGAATCAACTGGTCCTGCATTCCATTCTCCAAATACTGATGGCGCGAGTTTTCGTGCCTCTTCCATGTGGTACTCACCTGGGAAATGCTTAATAGCGTAATATGCTTTAAGTCGTATCTCTTTAGGAACCCTAGGGGTTTTCTTAGGGTCCATTAATTCTACTAGAAACTCTCGAGTATTTCTAATAGCGTAGAATCTTTCATTCGGCATTGTCATCTTCGTACTAACTCCTCAATCATGCATGCTTTATGTGTGGGGTTTACATTAAGTTTTAGTACTGCTTGAATATGAGCAGTATCCATTTCATCAATAGGTATCCAGCGAATTGGTTGGTCACCATTGATACCATAAGAACCCCAAGTTAAAATTTTAGCTTGAATTTCGTGAGGTTCATCGTCATACATGCACATATCAATTTGGTCTGAATGAACAGACCGTCTTACATAGTCTAAACCACCGTCAACCATGTATTGTTTACCATTGGCATCAGTATATGTTTTATAATCGTGTCGACTCTTGGACTCTAGCACTGTTCCATCTGGAGTCCGTAATGCATTAACTATTAAGTTCATTATACTTTTTTCCGGTTTGGTTTAGTGTAACCATCCTTGGGTCTTGCGTGTTTAGCCATTTCAGATTTATATCCACTAATGATAAACTTTAATTTGTGCTGATCAATATGAGGTACCATTTGAATAGCTTTTTTAACAGCAGTTAATTCTGCAAATCTATCTTCAGAAACTGTTTGTTTTAGTTTGTTGTTAACAATATCATATAGATTATATAGGTTATCCATTGATAACGGCTTTATTAGATTTCTAGCTTCAGTTCTATAATCTCTAATAAGTGGTTCTTTATCGAATCTTTTCTTCATGCTGTCTCCGGCTCTAGGTCTATGTTCATAGTATCTTGAGTAACTTTAAGGCCTTTCTCTTTGCATCCTTCAGCAAATATATCAGCCTCTGCGCCTGTAGCAAAAAGGTACTCAGCGAGAATTTTCTCGTCTGAGTCCTTAGCCACTACTTTATGAGCCGTGCGACCCATTAGATGGATTCCAACAAAGCTTCAACATCTTCAATTTCACCTAATACTTCAGCCATGTTTTGCTTATGAAATACACGAGACATCTTATTAAGAATCTTCTTAGGGATATCTACTTCATCAGATAACTCATTAATAGCTTCTCTAATAAACGAACGTTCGGCTTCCATGCGAGTAAACGAATTGCTTACTTCTTGCATTGCGCCTTTGATTCGTGCTAGATCCTTCGGGCTACTTGGGATAATAATATTGCTCATACTTGTTGCTCCATATATTTTGCTGCGGGTTTAAGTTCAATAAATTTTCGACGTGATTTAGAGAAAGACTTCATAGGTTTGCTAAACTCTTTATAGACTTTCGTTGTTGTTGAACGCATTCCAACCAACTGGCCTTGCGCGTTAAGGATGTAAATATGGTTAGGGACTTCATAACCTAAGTCGTCCCACTGAGTAATTTCTTTGAATGCTCTTAAATCTGACATATTAGCACCACTCGACTGAACGTGTATGAATATATACATCAACTCTTTCAGCATGACGCATTGGAAGACTTTGATCATAAGCTCGGGGATGTTTTCCATCAGCCACTGCATGAATAGCCCTAGGTCCACGAGGCATTACACTTACACGATACCTTGGAGATGGACTAGGCTTAACATTAGACCAACCATTAACATAACGATAATTTGACATACGATCAGTTTCTTTAGCCATCTTATTAATAGCTTTAATAGTATTTCTAATCGTTTGTAATTCAAGCATGTCACCGGCTGATGCGGTATGTGCTGTAGTAACGTAAGAATTTGTTCGGTTTGAGTCTTTCATAATGTAGTTCCTTATCAGTTTATATAGGTATTATACCATAGTAATACCGTTTTGTAAAGGCTTTATTTGAATTCTTTTAGATCGTTTTGATCTAATAGGTCACCTCTTAATAACCAGATGTCATATGGACATAAGAATCTTTACATTCCGTGAGTGGTTCCCCACAGTCACATATTAAAGATTCTTCATAACTTGGTGCTCCAACCAAATCTCTTACTTGAGCTTCGGTTAGTTCACCAACTGTTTTGTTTGCTATAGCCATTGCTATTTCTTCAAATGATTTCATATTAAATTCCTGTCCATCTGACGTTTGCGGGGTTGAGTTCTTCGAACACATTACCTCTTGCGAAGTTTGTCGCAGGAGCATTATAACCAGCAGCCATTAACATATCACCTACGTTAAATGGTTGTTTGGTTTTATTATCTGTTGCTTTAGGAGATTTCTTAACAATGAAGCCAAGAACGTTTGAACGATGTCCTCTTTCGGACTCTTCAGTTTTGATTAATTTGATGTAGTTACGACCTTCTTCATAGTGAAAGACCATATCTTCCATTCTCTCTTCAGCATAACCTTCACCGTAGGAATACTCGCTGCGGCTGTAAAAGTGCTTAAGATCAGCTTCCATAGCTGCTAGGAGGTTGTTAGTTGCAGTAATTAAATCTTTCATAATGTAGTTCCTTATCAGTTTATAAGACTATTATACCATAGTTTATGACCTTTGTAAAGGATTATTTTCATTTATTTTCACATAAAGGTGACCAGATCTCACAATCTGGTCACGCTATGCCTATAACTCTATAGGAAAGATCTTAGAAATCACGTCAGCGCAAACTAGAGCGATATCAGCGTGTTCCTGTTGAGTCCCATTAGATCGTCTTAGATCTATATAATGTAACCAGCTTCTCAAAGTACCGTTCATATACATACGGCTAATGGTATTACCCTCCGGCAATACACAACGAGCTTGCTCCTTAGCAATACCGTTATCAATAGCCCAGTTGTATGCGCCTTGAGCAGTAGCAATAACTTTCTTTTGTTGCTGGATCCAATGTTGTTGTAGTAGTTCATCATCAGTTGCAATAGAATTTTGTCTATTCTTTGTATCTTGTAGACGAGCTTCCCTTACAACAAATGGCCAACCTTCACCCATCTCTTCCGGCCTAGCATAGCGCTGACTAAACTCTTGGAATGAAAACGATCGATGCCTTAAGACCTGGCGTGCAATATCTCGAGTTGTTTCAATTTCCATACAAACCGATACCATTTCTAATGGAGACCAATGTTGATGCTTCATTAGATACTTTACTAGTTTTTCAGAAGTCCCTTCACTGTTTTGATTGTTAGGGTTTGAAACACGTGCGCAATATGCAACCATCTGCAGAAGATCATCATTGAGTTCACTTTCTGCAGGTGGTTGACTATATGATATAAGCTTTACTTTCATTAATACTAATCCTTTTCTTTAACAGTAATAGCAGCGATGCCGTAAAGTAATCCTAAGTAAGCTAGTACTTTAGCAATACCGCCAAATAAAATAATAGAACCACAAATAGCAATGATAGTAATACCATCAATACTTGTTCTTTCCATCGCTCTTTTCTTTAACCAATCCATATATTTCTCCTTTATTAACCTTCAAAATTAAAATCAAATGACTTATCTTTCTTTTCTCTATCACCCCATGTTGCTATGGGAACATCTGGAATAGCCATATCTGACATGATATCAGATTGAGCCGATTCCTCTACATCATATAACTTCATGCGTGCTCGATCAATACCGATTACGAACCTTTTGTATTTACTTACATCGTTATAACGATTCTTCAACTGCTTAACCATAACTTGATTCAGTTCATCTAATTCTTCAGTAGCAATTAGAGCAAACATTAAATCAGCAGTTGCTGGTAAACCAAAGGATTCAGAAGTATCTTCCAATCCAACATCAGTATTACCAAAGCCTGATCGTGTGGTTTGAGTTGCTGTCATGATTGGAACATTAAACTCAATGGCCAATCCTCTTAACTCTTCAGCAATAGCTTTGATATATGTATAACTATTGATGCTCCCACCCATTGCTTTCATACGAGAAGATGAACAAATATTGAGATAATCAATATAGATCATAGATGGTACAAACTTCTTCTTAAGCTTCAACTCATTTAATAGAGCTCTGAAGTGACCAGAGTGTGCGCTACCGGTAGGATACTGTTTGATAATTAGTTTACCTAGGTTAGCTTGTGCGATCTTAGCGATCTTTTCACTGAATACGTTCTTAGGTAAAGTTTCTAATTGTTGGATTGGTAGATCCATTAGATTAGCATCAATACGTTCAGCGATTCTTTCTTCAGCCATTTCCATTGTAATGTACAGTACGTTCTTACCTTGCTGTAAAACACCAGCTGCACCATGACACATGAATAGAGATTTACCTACACCAGTACCTGCCAAGCAGACATTCAATGTTTTGTTAGGTAATCCACCCTTTGTAATCTTATTAAAGTAATCTAGGTCAAACTCAATCTTTTCTTCAACATTATTATAGAATTCAAAACGAGCATCAGAATCATCGATGTAATCATGGCCGATGGCTTGATCAAACGAAACTCCTAATGCATTTGAGAGTATTTCAGGGATAGCACCATCGCTACGTTCTTCATCTTTACCATCAATGATTTGAATGGAATCCATAATCGCAAGATATACTGCACGATCTTTACACCACTTTTCAGATTCATTAATAAGATATTCAGTATCAACATCAGACTTAATTGCGATTTCATTGATCAAACGTGATGCTTGGTTTAACACATCTTCAGGAGCAGAAACTTTAGTTAATTCTAGATCTAATACTCTGCTTGTAGGAAGCTTATTGTGAGCTCCAACGAAACTCACAATAAGATCAAATACTAATTTATGTGTACCCTCAAAATATTCCTTTTGAATGTACGGTATTACTCTACGACAATAATCATCATTATTAAGAAGATGATTCAGTATGTGCGTTGGTAGTTGACTTGATATTTCCAATTGTTCCCTCACTTATAATATGTGTTAATAGATCGCCAAGATAATTATTAAAGTCTGGATCTTTATTCAGCTTGCTATCATCAAATTCCCCTGGGTCATTGATATTATATGTAAACGATAAAGTGGCAGAATCTATTTCAACAGACTCTATAACTTTAACTGTTCCATAGATAACCCTTACGTCCTTGTAAGGGGATTCATCTGTTAAATGAATTGCATAGAAATCAGATCCAGGATGTTCAACTAGCTTATATTGATTATCCATCTATTATACACCATTTTGAGTTGTTTGTACAGGACTTTCTGGGTCAAAATCAATTAAAGATTTATGGCCAATCTGGTACTGCTTAATCAAAAAGTCTTTGAACTTTTGAGTCTTAAGAATAGGTTCCCAGAATTCATCTTCTCTAGTAGCTTTTTCTCGTACCTTTGGTTCAATCATTTCACCAGTATCTTGATCTACACGACAATACCAACCATTGTTAGGTTTGACTACAAAGCCACCAGCTTGGGCAATATCAAGTAGACCGCTGTTTCGTTCAACACCACCATCCCAAGAAACCGATACGGGAATCTTAGATTTTTCTTTAACCATTCGTGACTTTTCAACATTAATAATAAAATCATAACCTGTAACTTCCATTCCGGTCTTATTTTGTCTACGACCTAGAATCCAGATATTATCAGCTGAGTAGTAAATGCCTGTTCCACCTGAAACAACTGCTTTAGGGAATAGACCCATTTCTTGATATGTATGATTGACTGCTAATAGAGGCACATCTTTCATAGTCAAGTAAGGTGTTACCATACGGAATAGACCTTTAATAGCTTTAGCACGAGACATATCAGCAACTGATTTCTCATTCAAAGCATCTTCTAGTTCCTTCTTAGAAGCAAGGTTACCAATAGAATCAATAA